ACACGATTCCCCCTGTATCTCGAGCGCAATGTCGAATACTGGTCTTTTCCCCGCTCCCTGGGCCTGGCTGTCACTCTACCAGGGGTACACCTCACCGCCATCAAGCTATGGTGAGGGTTCCCTGGAGACCCTGACTCCCCGCCCACTCTCCCCAATTTCCTCCGCTCCGTCTGTCGTAACGGCGATTTACGCGCCGCTCTCTTCGGAGAGCACGACAGACATTTACGAGGGTCCGGATGTCACACCGGAACCTCTAGGAGACTCTTTGAGGGTCGGCCTCCGCAAACTCCTCGATTGGCAACTTTCGGGTTTTGCGGGCGCTGTGCGTGCCCTCGGTAACTTTAGTTTGTCCCCAGCCTCCCCGACCCCGGGCTGGGTACCACCTCCCTACCATGAGGTGGAGTGCGACGACCATGGACAAGCCGTCGTGCAAATGGGTCCAATGAGGGAGGGGTTTACCCCTCTCTCGGTTCTTGCAACCAGGCTTCGGCGGCGAGCTCTTTGGGTTCGCCGACTCGAAATGTACTTAGGCGGTGACGTTGGTTGCGTTAGCAGACTATTCAGAGGGGAGTGGAACGTCCCGCCCTCTGGATTAGGAAACTACGCGGTGAACGCCCTGCTCGTGCATTTCCGACACGGAGCAAAGTGCCTCGGCGGAGGCACTGTCCATTGTGAGAAGTTAGGGTCTGACCAAGGTGAAATGATGGAACCACAAACTTATGTGGTCATCGAGCTAGCGGACGGCTCTCGACACGTGGTATTCCTCGACCTTTTCTTCTCGCTTGCCTCATATGCGTTTCTCCGCGAACGCAGCGCCGTTCTTGTATCCAGTCTAAAGACTCGTGCTTTGGAGTGGTGCAAGAAAGTAGGGATGTCAGAGTCCCACACTTGGGCAGCAGTGCTACATGCTGTCCCTTTGGCGTGGCTTGTGTCACCACAAGAGCAGTATGCTGCTCAGATGATACGGCCTATGGGGCGAAGTAGCCGCCTCTTCTGGTGGTCTGTCCGTTAGGACAGACCCGTTGCTACCTGGGGACTATGCGCTGGTACGAAATGGGACCACATAGAAACTGGGGAGGGATTTACCCTCAAGATACCGCGCGACGTGGTCTCAACTTGTTTGGGACCCCAGAAGAGAAAAATGGTCGTAGCGTGTAGGAGCGGGATGCCTGGCACATGGGTTCCGCAAGTGCACGCTAGCTGCATACACAATGAGATCGCAGCGTTAAAATCAAGATCTCTGGGACTATTACCACACCCGGCAGACAAGCCTGTTGGCAACGATGAGCGAGGTTCTTTTACGTGGACGTTGAAGAGAATTAAGCGAATCGTAAGGCTTTATGGCGGGTCACGATGGTCCTACCTGGAAACGGCGCAATCGTATAGTGGGTCTATGCGCCGTAGATACCTCGAGGCGGAGGAGAGTTTAAGGGTTGACGGACCTCTGAGAAAGAGGGATTGGCACCTCGACGCTTTCCTAAAGGCTGAGAAACTGGCTGCTACAAAGGATGCCAAGCCAAGGTTGATCTTCCCAAGGTCGCCTAGGTTTAACTTGGTAGTTGCTTCTTGGCTGAAGCCGCTCGAACATTGGCTGTGGGGTAACCTCACGGCCAAGCGGGTTTTCGGGGGTTCGAATACCAGGATTGTGGGTAAGGGTCTCTCTCCTCGCGAACGGGCCAATTTGATTATTCGTAAGTTTAATCAGTTTCGCGAGTGCGCAGTGTTTGAGGTGGATGGTAAGGCTTTTGAGGCTCATGTCTCTAGTGCCCAGATCCAAAGCGAGCGCTCTATCTACCTGGCCGCCTACCATGGCGACAGGGAGCTCCAGAGTGTCTTGGCACACCAGAATTTCTCTGGTGTGACCGCGTCAGGTGTGAAATTTTCGAGGCCGGGGGGGCGCGCCAGTGGTGACTTTAACACTGGTATGGGCAATTCGTTGCTCATGCTATGTTCCATCATAGGCGTGCTGCACCGTCGACGTGTGAGTTTTGATGTACTCTGCGACGGTGATAATGCGCTCATCTTCTGCGAGCGCATTGACCTCGACCTCGTTCTGAGGAATTTCTACGAGGACGTGCTAGAAGATTCGGGTCACGAGATGACACTTGAAAGACCTGTGACCATACCTGAGGAGATTCGGTTCGGCAGATCTGCCCCAATATTCCTTGGTCCCGGCTTGGGTTGGACCATGGTGAGGGAACCGACTGCGGTTCTTTCAGGAGCCGGTGCTAGTCACCGGTGGCTTGATGAACCAAAGTTTGGGAGAAGATGGCTGAGCGGGGTTTTCCGTTGTGAGCTTAGTCTCGCACGGGGCGTGCCAGTAATGCAGGAACACGCCTTGAAGGTCCTCAACATTGTGGGCGAGCAGGACAAAGCGCTGCCTTCAGCAGCGTTGGCTGACTACTTTATGGTCGGCGCCTGGCTTGCGAGGAGGGAGGATGCCGTCACGCCTACATTAGAGTGTAGGCGTAGCTTCCACAGAGCCTTCGGTTTGACTCCGGAGGAGCAGTTGAGATGGGAATCCCATCCGGTTGAGGTTGGAATACCGACCACAATCGAGGAAGGATCTTGGCCCTCTGATTGGTGGGAAGCTTTTCCAGGTTTGTACGAGACCTGGAAGGACGCGACCATTTAAACCGTTTGGGTGTGGGACAGATGGATGATGGCATTTTAACGCCGTCAGTGCCTGAGTAGTGAACCGAAAGGATGTGTGGCCTTAGGGTACGAGGTGGGGGGTTCCTGCAGAGATGCATACCCCTGCCATTAACCGTGCGTAGAGTTGTAGGCTATACCCACAGGTTCTGCTTGAACTTGGAAGAGTCGGTGCTTGGTGGATACGACTACACTTTATACTCTCCTCCGAAGGTTGGGGTGAGTGACCGTGTGATGGACTCGAAGTGGCGGGAACCCGCTTTGGTGTAGGTAAGGCTTTAGTCTAGCACCGTCAATGGTGACGAAGCAGCAAGCGGCCTTAACGGGCGCCGAAACCATTAACATAAGATATCCTGAACACGGGTGTGCATCCGATGCCACCGCATCTAGCCGAATTTTCCTTGGAGAAGCAGACCAATTCGCACGGGAACGAACGTTCCCGCATCCTCTAGGGGAGACATGCTCAGGTCAGCTAGTTATTATGTCTACAGTGAGTGTAGGGCTCAGTCCTGCTAACCAATGAGGGTTTCGTAAACCTGAAGGTTGATACTGCCTGTTGTAGTGGAACAGGCCCCGTTACGGACTTACCACCGGCACGGGCGTTTGGTACTTGTGGTGTGGTTGGTCGCCTCCACTCGTATATGACCGGACACTGGGGGAGACACCCGACCGAATCGCTTGCGAATTGGGCCGGAAGGGTGTGTCAAATGCGTTGTTGCTCCTTGCCAGAG